GCAAGCGGCGGAACATTTTTGCCCACGGGCGATACGTCTGCGGGTGATGCCGCTGCTATGGGCTATGCTGCGGCTGATGGCTTGGTGCTTACAGGTCAAGGTTCTACATCAGACGTAACTATTAAGAACGATGCAGACGCTACAGTAATGTCGATACCAACAGGTACAACGGGCGTGACGTTTGCGGGTACTCCTACGTTTCCTGATGGCAGTATAAACATTGCTGATCTGGATATTAACGGTGGTACAGATATTGGCGCAGCGTTGGTCGATGCTGACTTAATGGTTGTTGATGATGGTGCGGGTGGGACCAATCGTAAAGCTACCATGAGTAGATTAGCTACCTATATGGGTACTAAGATCGGTGGTGGGTTAGAGTTTATTGCTACTGCTGATGTAAGTAACGCAGCAACTGCTAATTTTACAGGTTTTGATTCAAGTAAATATGACAGTTACTTGTTTACGTGCGGCAATATTGTTCCTGCAACAGATGAAGCAATATTTGGCGTAAGAATGTCTGTTGACGGTGGTTCTAATTACTTATCTGCAAGTGATAGTTATTATATCGTTGGAGCAAGTCCGGGTTTTTCTGCTGGAGATGGAAATTTAATACCTCAAATGTATTTTGGTTTTGGAAACGTTGCCGCAACAGAGGGAGGCTCGCTTGATGTTAAAATAAACAGCCCTCAAATAAATGCACGAACTTATGCAGTTCCAAGTGGTGTTAATACACAATACACGGGTAGCATTGCAACCGTGATCAGTAGTGGTGGAACGAAAGTTGCTACAGTTGTTAATGCGGTTCAGTTTTTGTTTAGTTCTGGAAACATAGCATCAGGAACAATTACTATGTACGGCTTAGTTAATTCATAGGAGAATAAAATGCCAAGATACCACAACGTTAATGGCAACATGGTGCAGTTCTCCGCAGATGAGGAAACCGCTCGTGATGCAGAAGAACAAGCGTGGGCTGACGGTGCAAATGACAGGGCCGCTGCACAAGTGCGCGAAGAACGTGATAAGAGACTAGCAGAATGTGATTGGATGGCTAATTCTGACGTAACAATGGCAAGCGCGTGGACAACGTACAGACAGGGGTTGCGTGATGTACCAGCACAGTCTGGGTTTCCAAACAGCGTCACATGGCCCACTAAGCCTACTTAGGAGATTATAAGATGGCAGGATATATCGGCAGCAAAGGCTCTGGAATTATCTCAGGTATTGGTGCGTCTATCGCGGACCTCAACCTGACGGATAAGGCTTCAGCCAACGGCACTACAGAAGCCAATAAAGTTCTTACTGCTGACGGTAATAAGGACGTTACTGCGATCCGCAACTTGACTGCTACGGGGGATGCCACTGTTGGTGGTGCGATAACAGCCACAGGCACTGTTACACGCGCCCTAACGCGAGGTTCTATTGATGTTGGCAATAGTTCTGGTGTGTCATCTGCTTTAGCTAAAGGCGCTGCGGGAACAGTCCTAACATCTGATGGAACTGATTTATCGTTTGTGGCAGCAAGCGGCGGTGGTGAACAGACATTTACTGCTACAGGCGCAGTGTCCAACGGGGATATTGTTGGTCTTAATTTTGATGGTACAATCAGTGTCATGTCACAGAAAGCGGGTTCTCCTACGGACGCTAGTTCTGCGGATGTTGATAGCTCCCGCGCAACAGATATTGCGTATGATAGCACTAACAACAAAGTGTTATATGTATATAACACCGCAGACTTCTACATGTATGCGGTAGTTGGAACGGTTAGTGGCAATAGCATTAGTTTTGGAACTCCCGTGCAAATGCTTGGCACAGGAGCGCAGTCTCCTACAGTTTGTTTTGATAGCAATGCTGGTAAATTTGCAATTATGTTTCGGGATTATACAGCTAGTGGAATAGGTGCAATAGTTGCAACGATCAGTGGCACATCAGTGTCTTTTGGATCAAAGGCAACGGTTGATTCGGAGCCTGCTGCTGTTGGCGCAGGAAGAGCTATATTTGATCCAGACCAAAATGCAATAATATATATGAGGATAGGAACAAGCAATCATGGACGTATTAGTGCAGGGTCTATAAGTGGAACGTCAATATCTTGGGGGTCTACTGTTGAGTACAGCACGGATTATGTGGAAAACAATTTAAGTTTTGATCTGACTTATGACACTTCAGCTAATAAAACAATTCTAGTTTATAAGAGGTTAATTAACAACACTAGCGGAGATATATACTATAGAACTGTTACGACTAGCGGCACCAGCATAAGCCTTGGTACTCAAAGAGTGCTTTATGTCAGCACCAGTACATATGCAGAGCCAAGGTGTGTTTACAGTCCAGCAGCCAATAAAACTTTCTTTGCTTACGCTCAGGGGTCTAGCCTTGAAACAGTAGTTGGGACTTTATCTGGTGACACGTTTAGCTTTGGAACAACAAAGAGTAATATTTCTGGAACTCCTGTTAGTGGCAGTGTTTACCACAGACTTTACAACTACAACCCAGATACAGAGGAAATTATAGAAAGCAGCATATATTATTATGGCACTGCTCAAACAGCTAATTATAAAATAGTTGGTACAGACAATTATGCTCAAACATATATTAATATTGTTGAGGGTTTAGGTACAACGGCGGCGGACCATTTAGGGACTTGTTATGACACAGGTTCAAATAAAATGGTTATTTCTTTTAGAGATGATGCTAAAAGTGACAAGCCTCAAGCGCTTGTTTATGACCCCGCAATACCGACGAATTGGGCGGGTCTTGCTGCTGAAGCAATCTCCAATGGTGCAAGCGGAAAAGTCACCATAATTGGGGGAGTTAACACTGCACAATCTGGTTTAGTCTCAGGAGTTCCTTATAAGGTTAGTTCAACATCCAGCAGTTTAAGTGAAGGTACTGGGACTATAGTTGGCACCGCACTTTCCGCATCATCTATTTATCTTACAAAGGCAGCAATCTAATGAGTACAGCAGCAGAAGCTCGTACAAAACGAGATAATCTTTTGGTAGAAAGTGACGCCTATGCACTGGCTGATCGAATTACAAAAGAGTGGACGGACTATCGACAAGCCTTGCGTGATGTTCCTACACAACATGGATTTCCCGCGAATATTACATGGCCCCCAAAGCCTGTTTAGGAGTAAGATATGACCAAAGCCAGAGATTTAGCAGGGTTTTCGACGGGTTCGATTACCAACACCACGGCTGACGGCCTTATCCTAAAGGGCGATGGTAGCAGCACAGACGTTGTAATTAAAAACGGCGCTGACGCTACGGTGGCATCAGTCGCAGATGGTACAGTGAACATTGCGGCTGCGGGTTCTATAACAGCTACAGGCGCGTCTGTGGGCGCGTTGGCTAGGGGTGCTATACAAGTAGGCAACTCGTCAGGTGTGGCTGCAGCGTTGGCTAAAGGTACGTCAGGCTATGTTTTAACCGCAGGTGCTAACGACCTATCTTGGGCTGAAGCTGGTGGAGGCGCTACGGAACACATATCCACACAAACTGCTTCCTCTGGTGCAGCATATATTACATTCACTAATTATCTTTCTTCCAGCTATAGTAATTATATTTTGAGCTTTGATTTATTAAAAAATAACGGGGCAAACGGAAATTATCAAACAATTGTTCAAGTGAGCGCAGACGGAGGGTCTAACTGGCTTACCGCTACTAGCTCCTATACAGCTCCAGACGCTGACGCATATTACGGATTAAGAGTTGATGGCGGAACTGCTGCTGAGGGCGGGGGGGCCAATAGTCAGGGTGTAAGTGGGTTTGTTTATCTTTATGCTCTAGGAGCCGCCGCAAATACAGCGTCATTTACCCTAGTAGTTACACCTCAGTACAACTCCTCATACGGAAGGATGGGTTACTCATCAGGTACCTTGCAAGCACGTACTATATCATCAGCATCTGCACATAATGCTATACGCATAGCTGTCAACGGTTCCAGCGGAACATCAACTTTTATAAGCGGCAAGGTTTCTCTGCTTGGCGTTAAAAATTCTTAGGAGGGAACTTAGATGGAATTATTTCACATTATAGACGGAACAAAAGTTCTTTTCACTGCTGAAGAGGAAGCAGAATGGAACGCTGTAAATGCAGCCGCTGCTGCAAATGCGGGTAATGTTGCTGCAGCTTCTGTGCGTCAGGAGCGTGATGCACTACTAGCTACTTCCGATTGGTGGGCCTCATCTGACCGCACTATGACCGCAGAACAAACAGCATACCGTCAGGCTTTACGGGATATACCACAACAATCAGGGTTTCCCACAAATGTAAATTGGCCTGTTGAGCCTAGCTAATGCCAGATACCGTGTAGCCAGATGGTATTAAATATTGTAAAGTGCCTG